AGCTTAAATCGTAAGGTGTTGTGTTTAAAATCTGCGGCCTCTCGGCAATTTTCAGAAGCATCCGAGAGATTTTCTTAGCGAATGCCGGCGCTGGTATCCCTCAGCGAGCACACAGGCGCTCGGTTCAAGATGGGGTAACCTCTTATCTGTCTCAAATTAATTTAGCGTTCCACCAAAATAACCCTTGACAAGCAATGTGTCTTCTGGTATAATCACATTGTTGTGCTTTAAGGTATAGTATATACATAGCTATTATGGAATGGTATCACCCGTCACACTATCAGAGAATACGCAAAGAGAATAAGAAGTTTCTCAAAGAACATGATTCGGCCCCTGTACATATACGAGACGTAGAGAGAAGGCGGCCTAAGGCATTGATAACAAACAATAAAAGAAAACCCTTGACAAAGACATAGGATTATGTTATAGTTACATATATGATTAAGGAAGTATCAGCGTGTGCTTAGAGTTTTCCTTTCATATAGAGCGCTCATAGTATTCTTGAATTAAGGATGTTGTGGCCCACATAGGACGTTCAGTCTGAAAGTTCCTCGTAGAGGTGTGGGATTGAAGTTTCATTATGTCTATGGGCGCTCACCTTTCCCCAACGTTATCATCACATGGAGGCGTAGCTTAGTTGGTTAAAGCGTCTGCCTGTCACGCAGAAGATCGAGAGTTCGAGTCTCTTCGCTTCCGCCATGTTCCTACCCGTATGCCTTATATGAGCGAATCGCTTAGTAATCTATAAAGTAAAGTAACACTACCTTTACACTATCCATACGAATCAAAACACCCACCCCCTAAAACTGAGCAACAATGCTGGTCAAATTCTCTCAAAAAAATGCGTGTTCTACTTTTGTTCCTCTAGAAAACGTTGCTATTCCTAGCTTAATTAACCCTTGACATGTGCCGGTATTCTATGTTATTCTAACTGTATATGATAAAAAACTACACAATGAAAAAGAACGCAATACGATTACAAAGATTACAATCTCGTATCGATACTGCTAAGAAAGTTTTGTATTCTGATTATAACGCAAGAAGATCGTTGTTTGAAGTAATACAGGAATTAAGAAACAAACCAATAGTGAGAGGAGTCTATGCAAATGGATAATTTTGTCAAAGACGTTGAGAATTATATCAACGAACAAATCAGTAAATCGTTTAAGTCAAAAGCGAAACTACTTACGGATGTTCCGACACGTTTACAATTGATACGCAAGTGTCATCAAAAGTTCGGAAACTTTGGAAGTGATATCGCAAAGTCGCATTTAAGGAAAACATTAGAAAGTAACTTAAGGGAGTTAATCTAATGACGGATGATAGATCAGAAGATAAGAGTTACGAGAATGAGAGTACAAGAGATACAACCCCTATGGTATCAATCTCTCTTAAGGAATACGACAAGTTAAAAGAGAAGTCGCATTACATTACGGATAAGTCTATGATTGAGATTATAGATAATATAGAAAGACTTGTAAGAGCGTTAAGAAAACATATCGTGAGGACAGATGTTTAAAAAAGATACTTGGATATTAATACTCGGTTGTCTGATATTTCTATTATTAACTGAACCTGTACGTTCCGATGAAACGTGGAATGTCATACGTTCTGAAAAGATATACAAAAACGTTGAAGTCAAAACGGAGACTGGTCGTGTGTATAAATGTTCAGAAGTATCCGATCATTCAGACGCTATCGGCAAAGCAATGATCCTTGCTCTCGCAGGTTCCATGATTGATAGTGAACATGCAATACTAGGAGCATTCTCAGCGTTGATTCTTTCTGATACACAGGTTAGAAAAATCTGTTATGATGAGATCGAATACGACACAAGGATTGAGAAGAAATACGTCTATACTCTGATTACATTGAGTAATGGCGAGATAGAGACAACACAGAAGATATACGAATAACCCGATTCCGATTCCGTAGCAAGCGAAAAACCTCTGAATCGATCTCGGTGTTTATGTATCTGTCGTTATAAATAACTGTATAAATAGTATAACTACTAAAGGAAAACATCAATATGTCAATTTGTATATCAGGTCAACAACAAGAGTTTTTAGGATTCGCAAACTATATAACGTACCAAACACTTATGGGTGCGAAGAAACTTTACACTTCAATAGCATCTTCAGGCGCTGATGGTGTAGATAGTCATATTCCTGTTACAGGTTTAAGAGACTACGAGATTATTGCTGACCAGTGTTCTAACATTGACGAACAAGTTACAGCACACGGCAGACTCCAACTATTCAAAGTCTATACAGATGCTTGGGTAACTTCAAAGAGTGCTTCAGAATTAGCGACACAGGTTGCTAGTGATGTTTCAGCAATTAATACTTCTTGGGGTTCTGCGTTAACTGTCGACACAATCATATACAACATTGGCCCAGGCGCTAATGGATTTGCAACAAGAGGCTGTACATGGAAAAGACATTATGGTGGAACCGATGCGATTGATAGTTCTCATTACGACAAAGTAATTGGTGCAAGTGATAAACATATTTCAGTTGCGTTTTCTGATATGTCAGATGCAAGTACACATTGGTCAAAAGCAATGTCAAGACACGAAGCTGCAGTTTCTATATCCGATGCTGATATTAATTGGAATGAAAGAGGAGTAGCTTTCGCAAGAAATAGAGCAGCGATTGATGCTGACATGCCAACGACAAATGCAGATCACGTTTTAAACATTGACAAAATTCTAAGCAAAGATGCTACTGAATACGCAGCTCTTTGTACGTTCATAGGTAAAGACCCATTATCAACTAATACATGGCACAACTATGTTGACAGTTATCTGACATACATTGCTTAATAGCAATCATTATATTATGAGGACATATGAAACTTACAGACTTTATTACCAATAAAGACTTTATAGAATGTGTAGAAACATATCCTTTTGCAATTCGTAATCTTCTAACCGAAGCAAAATCACACCATCTTACTAGAAAAAAATCAAACCAAACCGTAGATTACCATACCGACATGGAGTTAACTACACTTGAAAATGTAGGTGAAGTGCTAACTTCTAATGTTATGGCACCCATGACTCATTGGCGTATGCATCACGACCATGAAACTTATAAGTGGATAAGTGATAAAGCTTGTTCTCTTGCAAGTGAGATTACAAAGAAGATGGCAGATACAAAATTTAAAACAATTGAATGTTGGGGTGTACGTTATCGTGGGGGCGAATGGACTAAACGTCATTCACATTGGCCACACACTTTTGCGTTTGGATATTATATTAAAGTACCAGAAACACCAGCGCCATTAATTTTTCCTACTGCCAATGCAGAAGTCAATCCTACTGCTGGCGATCTTGTATTATTTCCTGGTCATATACAACACGAAGTTAAACCTGTATCAGGTGAGCGTATTATGATTAGCGGAAATCTAATGTGTCAAGTAAACATATAAATACTTATATGACTAGAGACAGACATAGACAACTAACAGATTATCATAACTCAAGTATGCGTGAGCAAAAAGAAAATGAGTTGAAAAGAAATTTAAGAAAAGAAGTGAACACTGGTGGACATGGTACTAGAGACTATGTAATCAAAGAAGGTCCTAACAAAGGCAAGATAGCGGATAAGGGTCAATAATGGCAACCAATTACAGAATGGGTGAAGACGGATTTATATGGTTCGTTGGTGTCGTAGAAGATAGAAACGATCCCTCACAACTAGGACGAGTCAAAGTTCGTTGTATAAACTTTCACACAGAAAATTTAAATGATCTTCCAACAGCAGATTTGCCTTGGGCAACTGTTATGCTTCCAACAACGGCAACAGGTAATTCAGGTCTAGGTTCTAATCCATTTATCGTAGAGGGTACATGGGTTGTAGGATTCTTTATGGATGCTACTACAAAACAACAACCTGTTATCATGGGAACAATACCAGGTCGTCCAAAAAATCTTGGCGATATTACAAAAGGATTTAATGATCCTAACGAAAGAGAAAAAGAACCAGGCGTATCAATTTATCCAACAGAGAAAGAGGAAGTTGACATTGACAAACTTGCCCGTGGCGAAAACACAATCGATAAAACAACAGGCCAAACAATTGAAGTACCAATCGCATTATCAGATGATGAGAAAACCAATTCAGGTTATATCGAATGGAAAGAACCTAACTCAGCATACAAAGCAACCTATCCTTACAACCGAGTATTTAAAACAGAGAGTGGTCATGTCAAAGAATATGACGACACAAAGGATGAGGAAAGAATACATGAATACCACAAGGCTGGAACATTTTACGAAATCGACAAAGACGGAAATAAAGTTACTAGAATTATTGGTGACAATTATGAAGTTATTCATGGCGTCAATTATGTTAATGTTAAAGGGAATGTTAATCTTACTATTGATTCCAACTGCAATACTTTTATCAAAGGAAATTGGAACATCGAAGTCGGTGGAAACAAAACAGAATTAGTAACAGGCACCGTAAGTGAAACTTACAAAAAAACTAAAACAGAAAATGTAACTGGTGCAGTATCAGAAACATATCAAGATACAAAGACAGAGAAGGTGACTGGTGTAGTATCAGAAACATATGAAGCAGATCAAACAACAAAGATAACAGGAAACTTAGATGTTGATGCAGCTAAGATAGATTTAAACTAATGCCAGCAGTAGTAAGAATAGGAGATAGTTTATCAACAGGTCATGGTTGTTCTAGCACAACAACTATTGCATCTTCGAATCAATCTACAAATAATGTTTTTGCAAACGGAATATTAATTGATGTGGTTGGAGCTCCAACTGTATCTCATCCTTTTGCACCACCAGTACTTTGTGTGCCACATGTCGCAAATTTAAATGCTGGATCATCAACTGTTTTTATTAATGGCATTGCAGTAGGACGTATTGGCGATAGTGCTGATGCTGGAGCAATGACAAGTGGTTCATCTAACGTATTCGCTGGAGGGTAACATGATTAATATAACAGACGAAGCATTAAATCATATAGAGAGTATTGCTAAAGATAACAATAAAAAATTTGTTCGTCTCGACCTTAAAGGTGGCGGATGTGCTGGATTTGAATACGCATGGTCTTTCGAAGACGAAGAACAACGCAACGATATGATTGTCAAAGACGTTCTATTGATTGATAGAATGCATGAATTGTATTTGTTAGGAATGGAATTAGACTTTAAAAAAGATATTTTTGGATCACAATTCGAGTTTAACAATCCCAATGCGAAATCTTCTTGTGGCTGTGGCACCTCCTTTTCGTTATAAATAAGGGTATGACTACATTATTGTTCATAGGTTTAATTATATACTTTGCGTATGCTATTCACAAATGGACAGATAGAGTAAGTGACTCTTTAAATCCATATAATTTCTTCCCCAAAAAATAACAACCCTGTTCTCCTCTTATAAATAAAAGATAGTAGGAGTTTTCAATGGCACACAACACAGGTACAGCAGGTACGGATGCACAAGCAACCAACAAATCCTCTCGTAGTACCAAACAATATAAAGACCTTGATCTATTCTTTGGTAGAGATACTATGGGAAATGATGTTAATAAGGTCGAAGATATACAGGCAGTCAAACGATCTGTAAGAAATTTAGTGTTATTGAATCAATATGAAAAACCTTTTCAACCAGAAATCTTTTCTGGTGTAAGGGAAATGTTATTTGAAAATATGACACCAATCGCTGCGGTTATTATCGCAAGAAAGATTGAAGATGTCATAAACAATTTTGAGCCAAGAGCAAGATTAAATTCTGTACGATGTTATCCGAATTATAACAGTAATGCATATGATGTTTCTGTTAGTTTTTATGTAGTAAACACACCAACTGAATTAGTTGAGTTAGATGTAATGTTAGAAAGATTAAGATAATATGGCAACAACTGTAAATAAAAAAAAATTAAAAGTAACAGAATTAGATTTTGATGCAATCAAAGATAACTTAAAGATATTTCTTAAAGCTCAAGATGAGTTTAAAGATTATGATTTTGATGGTTCAGGTTTTAGTATCTTATTAGATTCTTTAGCATACAACACTCACTATCTAGGATACAATGCTAACATGTTGGCAAACGAAATGTTTCTTGATAGTGCATCATTAAGATCATCAATTGTTTCACACGCAAAACAATTAGGATACGAAGTAACATCAGCAAGAGCTGCGATGGCAACTATAAGTGCATCAATCATTACAACCGCGGCAACAATCACAATGCCTGCAGGTACAAAATTTAGTACAACCTTAGAAGGTACAACATATAACTTTGTAACAGTTAACGATATCGTAAAAAATAAATTTGGTAATTCAGTTAACTTTGATTCAATAAATGTTTATGAAGGTACATATATTGAAACAAGATATACTGCTGACAAATCTGATTTAGAACAAAGATTTTTATTAAGAGATAACAGATCAGACACTTCTACTCTTACTGTTAAAATACTTAATTCAGCAACCGATAGTACATCAACAACTTATACTAAAGCAACCGACATTACACAACTAAGCTCAACATCAACTGTTTACTTTTTACAAGAAGTAGAAGGTGGAAAGTTCGAAGTTTATTTTGGTGATGGTGTTGTTTCAAAAGCAATCGAAGACGGCAACATAGTTTCATTAACTTATGTTGTAACTAATAAATCAGAAGCGAATGGGGCTGCCCTTTTCACACCACCATCATCAATCGCTGGAGAATCTAACATTGGTGTTTCTACAATCATGAGATCAACTGGTGGAGCAGAACCAGAAAGTTTATCATCAATTAAATTATCTGCACCTTTAAATTATGCAGCTCAAGGAAGATGTGTTACAACTTCTGATTACGAAACATATGTAAAAAAATTATTTGCAAATACACAAGCAGTTAATGTGTTTGGTGGAGAAGACGGATCATTCAATCCGTCAACAGGTGTATCATCAACACCTGAATATGGTAAAGTGTTTATCTCTGTTAAATCAACAACAGGTGCAAACTTAACCACAACTCAAAAAGCACAACTAGTAAATGATTTAAAACCTTTTACTGTGGCATCTATTACACCAGAGATTGTTGACCCCGAAACAACTTACATAAGATTAGCATCAACGGTTAAGTTTGATTCAAACTCAACAACATTTGCAGCTGCAGATATTCAATCTTCTGTAACAACATCATTAACAAATTTCAATAGAGATAATTTATTATCATTTAATTCTCAATACAGAGCTTCTGAAGTTTCTAGATTAATTGATAATACAGATACATCAATATTAAATAATACAACTTCAGTAAAACTTTCTAAGTTCCTTACACCAACAACAGGTTCAACTGTTTCATATAATGTATCTTTTAACAATGCATTACTACACCCCGAAAATGGTTACCTTTCATCAACAGGTGGAATATTAACATCGACAGGATTTAAAGTTGGAACAGATACAACTTCAGAATTTTTCTTTGATGATGATGGTGAGGGAAACTTGAGAAGATATTCTTTAGTAGGAACAACAAGATCATATGCAGACTTACAAGCAGGATCAATAGATTATTCTTCTGGTGTTATAAAAATTAATAATATTAACATCACTTCAATTTCAAATGTTGATGATGCTACATCTTTACAAATAAGAATAGTTGTTTCGCCAAGTTCAAATGATATTGTTCCTGTAAGAAACCAAATCTTAGAAATAGATTTTGCTAACTCAACGATAACTGCTTCAGCAGATACCCAAAGTTCGTCTGGTAGTTCTATCTCTACTTCTGGTAGTGGAACATCAACTACAACAACTGTATCTACTTCTGGTGGTTCTTCAAGCTACTAGAATGAGATATAATGACAACTAAAATAACTACAAAACTTTCGCCGTTAGTACCAAATCAATTACCTGATTTTGTACAATCAGATCATCAGCTCTTTTCTAATTTTGTACAAGACTTTTATAAGTTTTTAGAATCTGCAAAGATAACTTATTCTGCAACTACAAACTATCTAGTACAAGAACCAGAAACAAAAGCATATGTGCTTTCAGAAAATGGTATACTAGGTGCAGCTGTTGATAGATTAGTTCTTGAAGATAGTATAGAATTTTTAGATGGCGAAACTATTGTTGGTCAAACATCTGGTGCAAAGTCAACGGTTATTGTAGAAGACGTTAGAAATACATCATTGTACATTACTTCAAACATGAGATTTGAAATTAATGAAGTTGTTAAAGGTTCAACATCTGGTGCAGAAGCAAAGTTATTAACATACAAAGGAAACCCCGTACAAAATATTCAACAACTATTAGAGTATGCTGATGTTGATAATACATTAAACGAATACTTTGATCAGTTTAGAGAAGCATTTTTAAAAGTTATTCCAAACTCACTAGCCTCAGAAGTATCTAAAAGAGATTTAATTAAATCTATTAAAGATTTATATTCAGCAAAAGGTACAAGTGAAGGTCATAAATTATTCATGCGTTTATTACTTAATGAAAACGCAAACGTAATATATCCAAATGAAAACATGATGAGAGTATCAGGTGGTCAATGGAAACAAAAAATAAAAGTAAGATGTTTATCTTTAGGTCTTGGTTCATCTTCTGAAATACTTAATCAAATTATTACAGGAAAAACTTCAGGTGCAACTGCAACTGTCGATGCAGCTGCAACATTTCAACAAGGAATAAATTCAGTATCAGAATTAGAATTAGAAAATATATCAGGTACCTTTATTACAGGTGAAACCATAGAAGCGTTATCAACTGCTACTGATACAATAATTACATTTCAACTTAAATCTGTCGTTACAGGAACATCTTTATCTAACGCAGGTTTGCTACACTCACTATCTGAAGCTGGAGTAATTGATTCAGATAAAGGAAACGGATTTGCTGACGTTCTTATTAATACAGTTAAAGAGGGATCAATTAGTGATGTTCATATTCAAGCTGTTGGTAGTGGATACGAAGTAGGAGATAAAGTTTTATTTTCTGGCGGAAGTGGTATAACTTCAGCTGAAGGTATTATATCTGCTGTTGGTGGATCGTTTTTATTAGAAGACGGAACAGGTAACATAACAAGAGAAGTAGGAACAGTTACTTCAATGGTACCTTTTACAATAGCGATAGAAAAAAGAGAAGTTGGTGACGGACCATATTATGTAAATGCAACTGCTGAATATAAACAACTAGGTGCTGGACTTACAGGATACTTTTATCCTTTATATTTAACACAGGCAGCTGCTGGTGGAGTAGATGCTTCTCATGCACATTCATTTTTAGATTTTCCTGGCATAACTTTTTACATGCCAGCTACAGAATTAAATCACGGCAAGACAGATTTACCAACGTCACATAATTATACATCTTGGCCAATTCCACCAGAAGATAATATATTGTTAGAAAGAACAGATAGCACAAATGCAAATTCTGGTGATAAGATTGAAACAAATGAAAGACAAGAATCATTAGACTCTTATGGTAATGATAATGATATTCTTATATTAGAAGAGGGAACATTCGCTACACTTGAAGAAGCATCATCAATCAATAGAATATTTTTAAATAATTTTGGAACAGGCTATACTTCATTACCAAGCATCACAATAGAAACAGATGACGGAACAGGTGGTAGTCTTCTTTCATTAACAAATAATATTGGTGCAATTGAATCTTTAAAAGTAAATGATAGTGGATTTCTTTATGATGCTGATGACATACCTGACATGGAGTTTCAAGCTCACTTTGTTTTGAAAGATGTTACAGGAAACTTCCTAGCAGGAAATACTCTTACTACACATACAGGTGTTGTAAAAGGTTATAATGCATCTACACAACAATTAGATGTAACAATAGATTCACATATTCATCCATTAATGGAACAAGCTGCTGATATACCTCTTAGTTTTATTTTAGAAGATCAAGACTCTACATTAAACGAAAGCAATCTTTTAATGGAAGATACACAGCTTGTCGATATGTTAAGTACGGACAATATTGCTTTGAATGGTACAAGTGTCACTCAAGCTCCTATTAGATTTGTACAAACAGATGTTAGAGTAAAAACAGACGATGCTGGATTAACTTACTATTATGTTATAGATAGTGTTAAACAAAGAAATTTAATTTTACAACAAGGGTGGACATATAAATTTGATTTATCTGACTCATCATTGTATAATGAAATATCAACAAGAAATCATCCATTCCTTTTTAGTACAACACCAGACGGAACACACGGTCTTGGTGTAGAATATACAACTGGTGTTACTAAGTCACCTATTACAATTCAGACAGGAACAGAAGGTGCGTTTATTCAAATTACAGTAGCTGCAAATGCTGGAACACTTTACTATTATAATTCAAACTATGCTGATGCAGGTGGAAAAATTACTACTCAAGTTCCTAAAGATATTATTAATGACATAGGTGATGAAATTATTATGAATGGTTCTGGTGTTAATAAATTTAAAATGTTAATAGAAACACCATTCGGTGAAAACCCATTACTAGGTATTGCTTACGAAGACAACTCTGGTACAGTCACTTTAGAATCTTCTAACATTAGTGTTATACAAGATGAAAATAATAAGATTGTATTAGACGGATTAATTGATATTGGTACTGCATTTGTATTAAATGAATCTTCTGGCGAAGCAATCAAAACTCAAGACCATGGTAATAAATTGTTAATTGAAGATGGCGGTGAGATTTTATCAGAATCAGATGACGATGTAGCAATTGGTGGAGATAATATTGTACTAGATGGTACAGATAGTTCAGCTAACAATACTGGTAGTGAATTAATAATGGAACAAGGTACAGATTTTTCTGGCAACGATGTTGTTATCACAGATTCAAGTGGCGCAAGTGGAACAATAATATTATCTGACATAGCAACTGGTGCTATTAATGTTGGCGTTACTCAAACAACCGAAGGTGCTTATTCAAACATTAGTTCATTAATTGATGAAGACTTAATTCGTATTCAAGACTCTTACTACTATCAACAATTCTCATACGAAGTACAAGTCGGTCAATCGACAGCATCATATTTAAATGAATTAAAAAGAGCAGTTCACCCTGCTGGATTTGCACCTTTTGGTAAAGTTAGTATTGCAACATTCTTATCTGCAGCTATTGGTACTGCTGGAAGTTCACTACAAGATCAACCTGATAGCGTAGCAACATTCTCACCAATACTTGCATCTACATTACAATTAGTATTTGATGAAACAATTAGACGAAGACATTATGTTCCAAGAGTTACAGCAAGAATAGGAACAAGAGATCAAGCACTTGTTATGGATGGTACTAACGGATCATCAGCAGATGCTGGAGATAATTTATTATTTGAAGCAGGAACATATACAAACATTGGTGGACTTGGTGGATTTATAATGACAGAAGATTCACATAGACCTGGTAACCAAGAATTAGTATTTGTACCTCAATATAAAATATCTGTTCAATCTAAAGCGAGGGCAAGATAATGGCTGCACAAAATTTTTTATTGAATATTGCTAGAAGAGGATTTGGTAATCCTGGCACAAATGGTATTCAATTAGAAAACAGCGATGTTAATGATATTGTATTAGACGGAACTGATGGGTCATCCTCAAATGCTGGGGAAAATCTTATTACAGAAGATGTTTTAAATAATGCACAAATAGTTGACGAGGGTATAGAAGAAAGAGGAACAATTCGTTTAGACGGTATTGAACCATTACCAGCAAATTCATTTATTGTACAAGAACAATTGCCAAACGATAATATTATTTTAGAAACAGGATATAACTTTCTAACAGAAAATTCTATTGTAACTTTTGAATCATTTCAAGTTACAAATGTAGGCGAAAAACTTTTACAAGATAATGCTCTTAATGCAGACACGACTCCATTATCTGAATATGCACCAATAAGATTTTTTGATATATTAAGACCATCTAAAATATTAACTGAACAACCTTTAGAGTTAATGGTCAATGGAAAACTAACACCAAAAATTATAACGGAACGAGATAGTGTAACACCATTACAACTAGAAGATGATGAAACGTTTATTACATTAGAAGATGCTTCTCACAATGAAGCGGATGATCCTTTTAGATCATTACGATCTGGTCAAGGAGATATTGATTCAGGGTTTGATCATGAAGCAGGTCTATCAGTAGAAGGTGGTGGATTTATAATTTTAAATGCTACTGCTGATGGAGCGATTGATGCTAATTCCAATCTTCTTTCAGAAGATAGTTTTAGATTTGCCCAAGAAGAAAACGGAAGTTTAGTACAAGAAGACTATGATGTATCATCTACTCTTGGTGTTATGTTACTAGAAGACAGTATTACAGAAAAAAGAATAAGACAAGAACGATCACTTGAACCAGAAGAGATTGATGCCGTACTATTAGAGAGTGCTGGCCCTGGTGATAAGTTTTATTTAACAGACGAATCAGATAATAGATTTATTCATGAAATAGATTTTAAAGATATTGATTTAATTATATCAAATATATTATTAGAAGAATCAACAGTTATTGGGAATAGAGGACAAATACCTGTCGAGAATTACTCAATCGGGGTTGATCAAGACAGACCACTACAAATAATAGCGAAAGGACAACAACCAATCGTACAAGGATCATACATTTCTACTAACCAATCTTAAAGAAGTGTATAAATAATTGTATAAATAAGTACTAAAGGAAACACAAAGTCATGACAGCAATAATTACAGAAAAATTTAGATTGCATAACGCAGAACAATTCTTCGAATCGTTCTCTGAAACTGCTAAATCTACATATTACCTATTCATAGGAAAATCACTTCCATACACAACAGGAACAACAGGGGGTAACGATAGTTCACCACCTACACCAGCAGATAGTATCTCAGGCGAATATTACAATTGGGATGCAATGTTAGCTGCTAAAAATATTGCTAGTACAGATGTTTCTTATGCTTTACCAAGAGTTGACTTTGCTAACGGTACTGTATATGATATGTACGATGACACGATTTCCTCTTCTAATACTACAACTTCTGGTGCGTCAAGTTTATATGCTGGTAAATTTTATTTCATCACTTCAACAAACAATGTTTATAAAGTATTAGATAATAATGGCGGAGTTGCATATTCAGGTTCTGAACCTACTAACACAGGAACATCACCTTTTGCTAGTGGTGGATATATCTTAAAATATATGTACAATGTAACTGCTTCAGAAGCAACAAAATTTTTAACAACAGATTATATGCCGGCATCAACAGATACAACTGTTTCTGCAGCTGCCGTTGACGGCAAAATAGAATCACTAGTAGTTACTGCTGGATCAGGTTATACTAACGGAACGTATTATGCACCAATTTTTGGTGACGGTACTTCTCAAGGAACATCTTCTGGTGCAATAGTTCGTATTACAGTAGCAGGTGGATCACTTGCAGCTTTTGGATTAACTGCTGGAACAGACAGTACTATTCAAGCAGGTGGAGCTGCATATACTTTTGGTAACGTAAGTTTATCTTCTGTATTTTCAGACGCAGGTTTAACTTCAAGTGCATCTATTGGATCAGGTACAGGTGGAGCTATTAGAGCAATCATATCACCAAAAGAAGGTCATGGTAACAATGCAGAAAAAGAATTAGGTGGACACTTTGTAATGACAAACACAACACTTGCTCAAGCAGAAGGCGATGACTTAACAGTTGCCAATGACTTTAGACAAGTTGGTATTGTCGTTGACCCATTCACATTTGGAACAACAACAATAGCTTCAGCGTCAACTGCTAGAATGTCTAAAGTAATTAAGATGAGTTCATCTTCTGGTACGTTTGATGTTGATGAACAAATTTCTCAAGCGTCAACAGGTGCAGTAGGAAGAGTTATAGAATGGGATTCAAGCAGAAGTCTTTTATACTATTGTCAAGAAAGATTTTCTACTTATGGAACAGCTGCAACAACACAATCATTCACAGCATTTAGTGGGGCAAATACTGTAACAGGTGCTACATCATCAGCAACAGGAACACCATCAAATACTGCAAGTGAAACAGTTACACTTGCTGGTGGAAATACAATTGCATTTACAAGTGGATATGCTAACCCCGAATTACAAAGTGATAGTGGAAATATTATCTATATAGAAAACAGAAAACCTATTCAAAGGGTATCAGACCAAACAGAAGACATAAAAATAATTATTGAATTTTAAGGAATAATATGGCACAAAAAACCGACTTAAACGTTGCACCATATTACGATGATTTTAACGAGAGTAAAAATTTTCATCGTGTATTGTTTAGACCTGGCTTTGCAGTTCAGGCTCGTGAATTAACGCAACTACAATCTATACTTCAAAATCAGATTGAAAGATTTGGTTCACATATATTTCAAGAAGGTACGGTAGTACTACCTGGTGGAATTAGTATTAATAATAATTATACTAATATTCAATTATCAACAGCATTCGCTGGAGAAACAATTGACATATCACAATACTATGATGCAATCTCACCAGTAACAATTGTTGGTGCCACTTCAGGTGTCAGAGCAAAAGTTGTAGGATTTAAAGAAGCAACAGCAACAACTCAACCATTATTATATGTTCAATATATTTCTTCAGGTTCAGATTTAGCAAGTACAACGTTTTCAAATAGTGAAAACATATTTGCTGACAAATCAGTTACACACACTACTGGTTACGCAGAAAATGTTATATCTGCAACAACTCATAATGTAAGTGCAGCTCAAACAGGAACATCGGTCACAGCAGGAAATGGAATTTATTTTATTCGTGGTCAATTAGTTCAGATGTCTGAACAAACAATTGTATTATCAGACACAGAAACTAACTCTTCAAAAAGAATTGGATTTACAATATCTGAAAGTTTAGTTACACCAGAAGATGACGAGTCACTAACAGACAATGCAACAGGTGCTTCTAACTTTGCAGCTAAAGGTGCTCACAGATTAAAAATAGAATTAGTACTTACATCATTAGATACAACATCTACTAGTGATAGTGGATTTGTCGAAATTGCTAGAGCAAAAGAAGGTACATTTGAATCAGACGCTAGACCAACTGACTATTCAGTTTTAGGTGATACACTTGCAAGAAGAACATATGACGAATCAGGTGACTATACAGTAAGACCTTTTCAATTCGATGCAAGAGAGGGAATATCTAACAGACACAAAGATACAGATTTCAGAGGTGTTTATACTGTTGGTGCTACTACAAATGACGGAGCCGTAGCAGATGATGAAAAATTTGTTCTTGCATGTACACCAGGTAAAGCATACGTTAAAGGATACGAGATTGAAAAATCTGCAGCTACATTTAAAGATGTATTTAAAGCAAGAGATTTTGAAAATGTAAATACAGGTTCAGTAAATACAGAATTAGGAAACTTTATTAAGATAACAAATGTATATGGTCAACCAGACGTTACTTCAATTACTGGTGAAACGACTCCATATAAAACAATTCAATTACACGATGATGTTACTGCAACAAGAGGAACAGCATCAGGTACACAAATTGGTGTTGCAAGATCAAGAACAATAGAATACGCTAGTGGTACTGCTGGAAATACAGATGCAGTTTACAACTTATATCTTTTTGATATTAGACCATTTACTTACTTAACATTATCTGGCACACCTTCAACATCATTAGTTTCTAATCATGCAAATGGTGGAGTTCAAGTAACAGGTAATAACACAGGTGCAACAGGATTTGTATTTGGTGCTTTAACTTCAGGTACACAGGTTGTTTTAACAAATGTATCTGGTAACTTCTCTTCAGGTGAAAAACTAATTATTTCTGATAGTGCTGAAGCAGATCAAATTGTAGAAACATCGGCAAACGCTGACATAACTATATCATCAATTGTAGCTCATACTTTTGCTGAAACAAGATCAATGTTTATGGATGATGCAGATAGTGGACAAGATTTTACAGCAGATATTGTTTTAGAAAGAACAGCAGCTGCAGATGGTGGAATTATTATGGATGGTTCAGATGCTAATACAGCAGATGTAAATGATAACATTGTCCTTGAAGAAGATAACTCTACAACACTTGCTTTAGAATCAGAGCAAATAGGAAAACTACAAAATGCTGAAAAGAATGTTGCATTATACAGATTATCTAAAAGAATTATTAAAACACTTTTAACAACTACTAACAATGGTGTATCCGATACATCACTTACAATCAGAAAACAATTTATAGGAACAACTAATAGTTCAGGTGCAGTATCATTTACTGCTGGAGCAAATGAAACATTCTTATCGTTTACTGAAAAAGATTTTACATTAACAATACTTACTGCTGGATCAGGTTCTGGTTCTCAAGGTGATGTTGTTTCTGCTGATAGTAAAATTAGTGGAACAGGTTCATCTACTATTACTATTACTGATAATACAAATTTTGGAAATGCAGCTAAAGTTAAATTAACTGCAACGGTATTAAAAACAAATATTACACAAAGATTAAAAACAACTAATCTTTCTAAACAAGTTAAAGTTGCTGGAGCAGTTGCAGCTGCATTTGGAACAAGAGCAACTGATAATACAATAAGTTTAGGAAGAGCAGATGCATTTAGAATAGGTGCAATCTTTGACTCAGAAAGTACAAGTGCAGATGCAATCGCACCAGTTTTAACTTTAACATCACAATCAGGTACTTTTGTTAGAGGAGAAAAAATTACAGGTGGCACATCTGGTGCAATAGGAAGAGTTATTTCACCCACATCACCAATGTCATATTATTTACAAAATGGTAATGGATCAACTGATTTCTCTACAAGTGAAATTATCACAGGTGCTCACTCTGGTGCAACAGCAACAATTTTAACATTAACTGCTGGAAGTAAAATTATTACTTCTAACTATACTTTAGATACAGGTCAACGAGATAACTTCTATGATGTTTCAAGAATACAAATTAAACCAGGTGCATCTAAACCAAGAGGAAGAATGCTTGTTGTATTTGATTACTTCTCACATAGTACAGGAAACTTCTTTTCAGTAGATTCATATTCAGATCAAGCAGGTCAAATGGAATACGATAATATTCCAACATACTCTGCAACAAGAGTTGACCCCGATGAGCCAGAACCAACTGGTGAATTTAATTTAACAGACTGTTTAGACTTTAGACCAACGGTAGAAAATATTACTGGTGCTTCTGATACTAATTCAGCGATAGATACTATTACAGGAAATTCTTTTGATTTCTTCCATAGACAATTTGATGGTACAGGTGCATCACTAGTTGATACGCCAAAACCAGGTACATTGGGAACACTTGACTTTGAGTTTTACTTAAACAGAATAGACACATTGTTTTTAACAGCAGACGGTAACTTTGAAATTATTCAAGGTACATCAGCAGAAGTTCCTCAAGAACCTAAAGAGATTGATGATGCGATGAAACTTGCTATACTCTTTGTACCTGCATTTACATTTAGACCAACAGATGTTCAAATCTCTAGACTTAAAACTCAAAGATTTACAATGAGAGATATTGGTAATTTACAAGATAGAATACAAAATTTAGAATACTACACTAACTTATCTTTACTAGAAAGAGACGCTGAATCTTTTGAAGTTACAGATGCAAACGGATTAAACAGATTTAAGTCTGGTTTTATCGTAGATAACTTTGCTGGTCATAGAGTTGGTGATGTAAAAAATAAAGATTATAAAAACTCAATTGATGGTGCCGCAAAAGAATTAAGACCTAAGAACGTAATGAGAGCTGCATCGTTAAGTGAAACTGTAACAACTGATACACAAAGATCAGCATTAGGTTATAGAAAAACTGGTGATCTAATAACATTACCATATACAGAATCAACTATAACAGAAAATCCATATGCAACAAGAACAGAAAAAGTACAACCTGTTTATGTAAGTCAATGGATTGGTAATATTGAATTAACACCAACAGGTGATGAATGGTTTGAAACTGAAGAAGCACCTGACTTAATTATTAATGTTGACGGAAACTTTGACTCCGTATTGGCTGCAGAAGAAAATAGACTTGGTACAATATGGAATGCTTGGGAAACACAATGGTCTGGTGTAGTTGCAAATACAACTACTCGAACCCGAAGAGGTAACCAAATTATTACTAGAGCAATTCAAACTGTAAGATCAGACTTAGCAAGAACAGGTACTCAAACAGATGTTAACGAACAAATCGATCTAGAGTCACAAGGAACAAGAATTATTGCGAGAGCATTGATACCATGGATTAGACCTAGTAATGTAGCATTTAAAGGAACGGCATTTTTACCAAATACTAAAATGTATCTATTCTTTGATGGTACTGCTATGTCAAATTTTACAACACCTGCTTCAACAGAATTTACTGAAAATAATGATACGCCAGCTGAAGGTTCTCAATTAGTCACTTCTGCTAACGGATCAATTGAAGGTACAATGAGAATACCTGAATACAGATCAGCTGGACAAGAATCAAATCCAAAATTTAAAACAGGTGAAATAGAATTTAGACTTACTTCTAGTGAAATTAATAAAAAGACACCACAACCATCAACAGCAGGAAATACAACTTATCTTGCTAAAGGTATATTAGAAACTGAACAAGAAACAATTATTGCAACTAGAAACGCACAGGTAGTAAGAACAAGTGTAAATGATACTACTAGTAGAACAGATACATCTTCAAGAATTACTAATGTTCAAAATATTGACCCTATTGCACAAACATTTTTAAATGAAGAAGCTGGTGGATGTTTTATAACTTCCCTTGATCTTTATGTAGAAACTAAAGACACCGTATTACCAATGTGGATTGAAATAAGAAATGTTATTAACGGATATCCTGGTCCTAAGATTTTACCATTTGGTAGAAAACTATTACATTCTGCTGATATTAATATTTCTTCAGATGCTTCAACTGCAACAACATTTACTTTTGACTCACCTGTTTATCTAAAACAAGGTGTAGAGTATTGTGTAGTAGTTAGATCAGATTCACTAGATTACAAAGTATGGATTTCTAGAATGGGTGAAACAGATGTTGACGGATTAAGAATAGTTTCAAAACAACCTCACATGGGTGTAATGTTTAAATCTCAAAACAATAGAACATGGAACGCAGTACAAGCAGAAGATTTAAAATTTACAGTAAGAAAAGCAGTATTTAATACAAGTGCCGCTGGAAACTTGACATTACAAAACGAACCTATCGGTGATACAATAACAAATGAATTAGGCGAGACCGTTTATGGTAAGAGATTAAGAACAGCACCTTTGATAATAACAAATGGTTCAACAGTATTAAAAGTTAAACATACTGATCATGGTATGTATTCAACTTCTAACAATGTTAGAATAACAGGTGTATCTTCTGATGTTAGTACAACTCTTGTTACAGGAATTACAAATTCTGATACTTCATTAACACTTTCAAGTGCAACAGGATTTGCCGCAGGAGCTATTACAGTAAAAATTGGTAATGAGATTATTACAGGATCATTATCTGGTACCACGTTATCATCATTAGGCAGAGGTACATCTAGTTCAACTGCAGCTGCTCATACTGCTGGAGAAACAATTGAGTTCTATCAAATACTAGGAACACCATTAACAGAAATTAATAAAGTTCATACATCAATAGCAAATATTGGAATTGATACTTATACAATAGCGTTAACTACTGCACCTACAATTTCAGGTGACTCTACAACTGCTGAAGTTGGTGGAACAGGAGTATATGCTTCAGAAAATTATAGATATGAATTAATTAAAACTATTGTTGGTTCATTAGAATTACCAAACACTACTATTAGTTCAACAATACAACCTACAACAGCAACATCACCAAGTGGTACGGAAACATCGTTTACGACAACTGCTGTTGGTAGTGCAGTTACAATTCCTTTTAATGAAAATCATAAATTTGAAACATCAAATATGGTGTGTTCAGATATTAACGAAACAAATGAATTGGCAGGTGTTAAATCTTTATTCATTCCTTTAAAACTAGGAAGTACAAATGAAAACATATCACCAGTAATTGATTTAGATAGATCATCATTAATTGCAGTTGCAAACAGACTTAATAATATTGATAGTTCAAGTGATGTATTTCCAACAGCAGATTATAACGCATCAACTGCTTCAGAGGGAGATCAAAACGCATTTATATACATAACTAAAAAAGTTGCATTAGAAAATTCAGCAACAGCATTGAAATGTATATTCTCAGCACACAAACCACAGAGTGCAGAAATAAAAGTATTGTTTAAAATATTAAGATCAGATGATGCTTCTGACTTTGACGAATTAGGTTATGACTTCTTTAATACAGACGGATCAACAGATGTGGCAGTAGGGTCTTCTCTAGATGATGATGACTTTCAAGAGTATGTATTTACAGCTGGGGTAACAGATGATGGTATAGGAACACCTCTACCAGAGTTTATTCAATTCGCAATTAAAATAGTAGGACAAGGAACAAATGCAGCTCAAGTACCTAGAGTTAGAGACTTTAGAGTAATTGCATTGGCAACGTAATATGACACAATTTTTAAAAGTAGAAGGTCATGCAGATTTAGTTAGAGATACTAACAGTCATGCTATTATTAATAAAAATAGAACGGCATATTTGATTGCAAAAAAAAGAGTTGCAGAAGCAACAAAACATAAAGATGAAATGCGTACAGCTGTTAGAGAGATAAATAGTCTTAAAAGTGAAATGCACGAAATTAAAAACTTATTAAAACAAATGGTGGAAAAAGATGGCAATTAGAACAACTCAAGTTACCTCATCTGGTACAATAGAATCACTTAGAAATGAGTTTAACAATTTAGTGACAGATGTATCTGCTTTAGAGGCAGGTACTTTAAACTTTTCTAGTATTGCAGCTTCTGCCATATCAGTTGGTGATCTATCTATTACAGGTGGATTTAACGTAGCAACTTTAACACCCACAACATTAACAGTTAAGGGTGACAGAATAGAATTTGAAGGTACAGGGGCAGATGATGCTTTTGAAACAACATTAATTGTAACTAATCCAACTGCCGATAGAACGATTACATTCAAAGATCAAGATGGTACGGTTGCGTACACACTAGACTTAGGATTTACAAATTCCACACTAACAGTTATTCCTGGCTCTGCTGGTGCAACTGATCTAGCAGACGGAGAAACCCCTTTTGATGCAGGAGCAACAGATTCTTTTGGAATATCTCTTGCTTCTAACTTATATGATATGAACGAACCTAAAGGATCGACAGAATCTTTAGATATTGGACAAAGTACAGGTATATAATGATTATAAATAACTATATAAATAAAATAACTTAATTTAGGAGTAAGACAAATGCCAACGGTATTACAATTCAGACGAGGAACAACCTCTCAGAATAACTCTTTCACTGGCGCTATCGGTGAGATTACCTATGACACACAAACAGATGCGTTACGGGTACATGACGGTAGTACTGCTGGAGGGTTTTCAGCTGTTTCAGAAGCAGCAACAC